TATCGTATTGTGAACACTTTACATGATCCTGAAATCCCACAACCTCCCCCCAAAATGAATACTAAAATACGTGAAAAAGATATCTTTGAAGGGGTATCCGAGAAAAAAAAAAGAAAAAATAAACGTGGAGGTAAAAGCAAGGCGAAAAAATAAACACTATAAAATTTGATGTTAATATATAAGGGTTAAACTATTTATATATTCATAAGGATAATGAACACGAAGAAAGATATAGATAAAAAACATAAGACCCCTCTACGATATGCTGGTGGGAAGAGTAAAGCGATTTATAAACTAGAAAAACATCTACCAAACGATATGGTTGAAATTGAAGAAATTCACGATTGTTTCTTAGGAGGAGGGTCTTTCCCCATATATTTAACGAAATTATATCCAAATAAAGTCTTTCGTGTGAACGATATATATCAACCATTATATAATTTTTGGAGACAACTAAGAGATAATGGAAAAGAGATGTCTGATAAATTACTTGTCTTAAAACAAGAAAATAATACAATAGAATTAGCAAAAGTTTTATTTGAGAATCAAAAAGAATTAATCACGAAAGATGATACGAGTGATTTTGATAAAGCGATTGCCTTCTATATCTTGAATAAATGTTCGTTTTCAGGATTAGTATCTAGTTCTTTTTCTAAACAAGCATCAGTCTCTAATTTCTCAGAGAGTGGTATTAAAGGACTACCCTATTATAGTGACCTAATAAAAAATTGGATAATCACAAATATAGATTATCAGGAATTTATGAAAACCTATAGTAATAAAGATAAGGTATTTATATATTTAGATCCCCCTTATATGATTAAAGATAATTTGTATGGTGATCATGGAAACCTTCACAAAATATTCAAACATGAAGACTTCTTTAAAATATGTCCTTCTACAAATTGTCAGCAATTAATATCATACAATTCAGATCTAATTATAAAGGACGCGTTCAAAGATTATAATATATCTGATTATGATTTAACTTATACTCTGCGATCAACTGGAACTTATATGGAAGACCAAAAAGAGAGGAAGGAATTAGCAATTAGGAATTATTAAATAAATCTATCTCTTAACTTTTCATATAAATTATTTAATCTGACCATGATATTATGATCACCACCTTTATCTGGGTGATGTATTTTACTTAACTTACGATATTCTTTTTTTAATTCTTCAAATGAACTACTTTTTTTCAGAGGTTTAAATACATCAGGTTTATCTGATACATTTACACTTACTTCTTCTTCACATTCTCCTTGTGTTTTATCTTCAAACATTCTACGAAAATATTCCCAAAAGGCATCAGTACCAAAGTGTTCTTTTTTTCTATGCTTTGCCCTTGTTTCTTCATAGCACCGTATACATCTTATATAGGATGGCTGACCATGCTTACAATACACAAAAGGAGCATATATATTAATAAATTTCTCATTCTCTATGGGGTCATCATAATATTTTCTTTGACTATAATGTAATCCCATGAATTATAAAGAGTAGATAATATTACAATCATAAGAACGAATATATCTCTAAATAGATTTCTATTCTATATAATGTAAAATAAGATATCATATTAAAAAGGGTTAAAAAGTATGTATATACAACCCATATTTGAGATTACAAAAAGTCCGAGGGGTTTATGATATTTATATAGGGAACTTGTCAATTTGAGAGGAGGGTGGTTATATATACCTACCTTACCACCCTTTATGATGTATAAATAAACATACTTAAAAGATAAATATATATACTTAATTATGGAATCAGATAAATCCGTTAAATTATCTACTGAGGAGAAGGGAGAGATTTTTGATTATGTGAATACTATGTATCTAAATCTAAAAGGGCAGAAGAAGAAGCAAACAAAGCAATCATTTAAGAACTCATGGAAGGAGGATAATATGTGTTATATCCTTATGATGAAACTGAATGATGTTTATGATATGTGGTCAGAAAAAGAGCAAAACGAAGACTGGTTATTTGATTTAGACAGGATTAAAAATTCAGATAATAAAAGTATAAGTATGATTAGACATAAAAGACATCTTAATTTTATGCGTGAGGATCTTGAGGAGAAAGACAATGAATTAGAGAAAATCAAAGAAGGTAAAGGTTATATATCACAAGAAGCACATGATGAAGCGATGAAAGAACAAAAGCAAGAACTACAAGAAATCATACGGGAACAAGCACATACAATCTCTAAATTAAAAGAATCAGAAGAATTCGCAAGAGATGCTATGAATAGAGCAAAGAAGGCAGAAGACGAAGTCCGCAAGTATTATAAAAATCAAATGGATATATTAATTAAGGGGCAGGTTCAGGTTCAGGAGAAGGAACAATAACTACATCATTAGCATCATTATCATTTTCTGCTTCACCCTCTTCTATATCATCATCTTTTTTTTTATCATCTTTTTTATCCTCTTCACTATCAGGTGGCGGAGGTGGTTCTCTACTACAATCAAATATATAACATTTATCAGATATGCCTATACGACATTTACAAGCACATCGCGATTGCCATATAACTAATAATAAAGATCCTACTGCTCCTAAAACAAGTACAATGGCTCCTGCGAGTTGGTCTACACTCATATCCTGAACATTTGCTCCTAATATAGTCATATATTTTATTATAACTTTTTTTTTTATTTTATCTTTGATTTAATTATATAAATCATAGTATAAAATGAGTTATTGGACTGCGGATAAGAACCTTGTTAAGATTGGTGAAGAACAGATATCTATTCCTGCGGATCAGGGTCTATCTCATCAGGTAGCAGCGACCGCACGTAAAGTATCTTTTGTTGTTCCTAAATCAAGTGAGTTTATTGATGGTAAATCATGTTATCTAGAATTTGACGTAAAGATTGATACCCCTACCCCCGGAAATCTTGCTGATGATGGTAGAACTCGTCTTATGATGGATCCTGCTGGTTGTGGTATGTTACTTCAAACAATTAGGATTTATTCTCTTGATGATAGAACACTATTAGAAGAAATAGTTGATTGTAATCAGCTAATCGCATTAAAATCTGATTATGATAGTGATGATAGTCTTAAAGATATGAAAGCAATTAAAGAAGGTGGTAGTGTTTATAATCCTCGTATGTCTTCCACTCGTGGAGCAACTAAATCTGATATGGCTGATTTAATCACTAATCCTTGGTTTAAAACCCAGAGTAATCTTGCGAAAGATGCTAATTATGATCATGCTACACAAGCAAACTCTGTGAAAGCGTGTGTTCCTCTAGATTTTACAGGTATTTTCTCTGGTTCTATCTTCCCTAATATGATGGTCGGTCTTTACATAGAAATTGACCTGACCCCAGCCCCACTAGTCGTTCGCCAGTTAGATAGTGTTGTAAAAGATCGCCGTAGAAGTCTAAATCCTCTTATTTCGTTGATTCGTGCTCACCCTGACGGAGGTGCGGAGGGATATCTTGATCTTGTTGCGGCAGGAGCAAATACTCTGATTAAATGGGTTCTCATAAAACCTAATTGTAATTCTCAACATGAATTACAGAACCATCCCTTCGTGGTGGGAGAAAAAATCACCTTTGTAAATTATGAAACCGCAGGTGCTCCTGAAGTAGGATTTACTAATGGTTTCGGTGGTGCTGCTGCTAATTTCATAATTGGTTCTATTGATACTGTCGTCCAAGGTGGAGTCACCCATATCCGCCTGACCCCAACTACCGCAACTCTTCATTTATCCGCCGCTGCGAACCTTGATGGACGTGTAGGTCAAGAGTCCGCTGCTATTTCTATCGGTTTCCGTGATGCCACATCATTAGCATTAAGTTATACTATTGATAATCTCAATCTTGTAGTTGCGGAAGTAAAACTTGATCCACGATACAAGCAACAGATGCTCTCAAAAGCACGTGATGGTTCTTCTATTGAGTTTGATATCTATTCAGCAACTAATTATAAGAATGCTCTATTAGCAAGTGAACGTCAAGCATCGTTCCAGATTCATACTGTGAATAGTCGTGCTAAATCTCTACTTATCCTACCTACTGATGCTTCTGTATATAGTAATATGTCACTTGTCTCAAGTCATCAAACATACGTGGTGCGACAAGAAGAAGACCAAGATATCCGCCTACTATCCGCTCGTTCAGGTATCTCAGGATGCTGTGATGGACTTTCATCAGTACAGTTCCAGCTGGACGGGAAAATGGTGCCCAGCCGTCCGATAGATACTCGTAAATGTGCTACTCGTAATGGTATCTCAGCGTTTCATATGTTCGAACTAGAAAAGGGATTAGATAATGCTGGTATCATGCCTCGCAACTTCACTAAATATCTTGAGAATTTTGTAATCTCAAGAGGATTCGCAACAAATCAGGGAGTTATGGATCTCCGTAACAAAGATCTAATTGTAAATCTAAATTACTCGTCTCCTCTACCTCCTACAAAAAATAAATTATTCTCTTCGTTTGTATGTCATATTCGTAGGATCCAGATTAAACAGGGTTTCGTAAGTGTTGTTCAGTAATTATATTAATATAAAGTCTTTCTCTAAATTCATCTTATAACACACATAACAGCAATAATAAGACAACTTATCTACTTTATGTTTTGTCCCATCATCATTAAATTTATAAAAGAACATCTTTTTAGTAGTCATTATGACCTGTAAGTCATCATTAAATATTCTCTTCATATATTTTGTTTGAATAGCGAGTGTAGGGAGAATAAGTATGAAAGGTTTATCTAATTCTTTCATCTTTTCTAATACTTGTTTCTTAACAGAGAAAGGTGGATTAGAGATACATATATCATATTCAGGTATATCACAAGTAAAGAAATCACCTGTACCTGTAATGACCTCTTTACATATAGATTTAAGATAAGCAGGTCCCTCAAAGTTCTCATTATTACTAAATGCTTCCCATATAACTTTATCTTTTGGGATATATTGTGATATTGCTTCCCAGTCCTCTTTGTATGTATAAAATTCGTTGTCTTGTGTAGAAGTCTTTGTCTTATTTAACATCGCCATTTTATACTATAAGTTTCATAATTTAATATCAAATTTTAATATCAAATTTTAACTAATGAGAAAACTATTATTATTTTTAAGATTAAATTTTTAACTTTCTCATAATATAAAATGAGTAGGTATTTAGAACTTCGTGCTGACAATGTAAATTCTGACGCAACCATCAGCTTTAAAGCTGGCTTCCCAGTGTTATCCTTCACAATCCAATCGCAGAATGCTATTCTTGACCCACGAACTATCCGTATTAATGGTGATCTACAGATTAATAAAGGTTTTGATGGAGCAGGAGTAGCACTTCCCGTTCTTGCTGCTGATGGTGATACAGCGATTACGATGGATAATCGTTTAGGGGTATTTGCCCTATGGGATCAGTTAGTAGTCCGTCATCAAAAGTCTCAACAGATCATAGAGCACATACGTCACTACAATAAATATATGAGTACATACTTAGGTCTCAGTTCTTCTATACAAGATAAAACAGGTCATCTAAATCAGACGATTCTGACTCAGCCTAATGAAGAATCTATGTTCCAGAATGTAGTTGCTTCTCAGGCGGGAGCTGGGGCAGGAGCAGCACGTAAAAATAGTTTCTCGTGTCATCTCCCTAGTGGAGTCCTTGCGTCAGGTCAAAGTATTAATCTAATGGAGACATCTTTTGGAGGACTTCGTATAGAAATTCACCTGAGTCCAGACTCTAACTGCTTATTCAGTAGGAATGGGGTAGTAAATGCCGCGAATGCTGAAGCACACTACGTTCTCTCTAACTTATCGCTATCGTGTGAAGTTATGGATATCCCAGAAGAACGCATGAGTGAAATGGCTTCTCAAACCTCAGGAGCATTAGAATTTAATACTATTTCATCTCTCTACACGACCTTTAACACATCTAACGCTCAAATTCAATATGACGTAGGTCTCAAAGCACTACAATCTTGCTTTTTGACTTTCACCCCATCAGAAAATATTAATACATTATCGGCGAATGGTCTTGCGACAACTTATCCAAGTCAGGCGGGGGCAGCAGGAACACTTGTAAGTATGGATCGTGTTCAGTTCTTAAAGGGTGGTAGTAAATATCCATTAGATTATGATGTAACAACAAATAAAATTGTCCCACTTAATACTGATATCGCAGGGGCGAATGGAGGAACATTCTCGGTTTCTGACTCACAATTAGCACTACAATTTGCCGAAGCTGTTATCCCTGAATATATGAGTGAAAGGACTTCACTATCTCCTATGTGTCTCAATCGTAATTATGATATGGGTAATGGAAATGGTAATAGTAATTATAAGAAACAGATTAACGGCGGTCCTCTATTCGGTTTAGGTATGAGATATTCTCAGTTTAACTCTGGTCAAGACTTCTCTAAAGAACAATGGGGAGTCTCATTCAATAATACTCTGTCTTCGGATCACCCTATGTCTGTATTTATGTATTTTAAATCCAAGATTACTGTTGTATTCTCACCAGAAGGGGTTCAGGTACTTTCGTAAGTTTAAATGATATCTTTTTTTTTATCTCATTCATTATATATATGAATAAGTTTCACAATTCTAAAATCTATAAATTAACTGATAATACAAACAATAATGTATACATAGGATCAACTATCCAAACCTTACAGCAACGATTACAAGGTCATAAGTCAGGTGCTAAAACATCAAAAGAAGGATGTGGTTGTGCTAGTAAATCTATTATTGATAATGGTGATTATAAGATCGAACTACTAGAAGAATTCTCATGTGAAAATAAAAGAGAACTATTAATCAAAGAACAAGAATACATAGATAAGTATGATTGTATTAATAAAGTAAATTCACATACCGACCCTAAAAAAAGATATCTTTTAAACAGAGAAAAAATATTAATTAAGAAGCGTGAGTATGATAAGAAATATATTAATTGTGAATGTGGAGGCGGTTATTGTATGAGCCACAGAGCAAGACATCTTAAAAGTCAACGATGCCAAGAATATTTTAAAAATAAAAATCAAAATAAAATATCTCTTCTTTATAGTATTATGAGTGATCCTATGAGTATTGTGAATTTAATCAAAAAATTCTGTAATGAGAGAAATATACCTATCAGTAATGATGAATTAAACAATTTAGAAGAGAAGCATGGCGAACCAGTTAATACTGAAACTGGTGAAGTTAATCCTAATTTAATATATTCTGATGATGAAGATTATTGTACTGAAAGTGATCATACAGATAGCGATAGTGGATCTGATGATTGTGTTGAAGAAACAATCACTATTGCGAGGACTAGTGATGGGTTTTATAAGATAATAGATTAATATTTTTCTATACACTTTTATTTTGTGAAAACAATAATATAAAATATATATAAGTTATAGTATAAAATGAGTGTTGTTCCTGATTTACTTCGTCTTAAAAATATTCCAGCAAATCTACAACAGAACGTAGAGACTGATCTTTTAGAGACTTCTACATTTTTAGAAGCAACTGCTACGACAGGTGGTTTCGCTAGATTTGACCTACAAAAGAAAGGGTGGCTTCATAGTCATTCTAAGTTATTTCTTTCTCTAATTCCTAAGGCAGGTGAACCTATTGCTACATTTCCGCCTCATATAGGGATAAATTCTGTGATTCAACGAGCGGTTTTAAAGATCGGTAATCAAACTCTTAATGAGATTGATGACTGGAACTATCTACAAGTGATTAAATCTGCTCAGATTAATAATGAAACCCAAGTAGCAAGAGAACAATTTACTACTGGTCGTTGTATGGCGACGCAGTTCATGTATCGTAAGGTAAATGGGGGTGGAACTAATACGGAGCAGAGTAACGTTGATGCGGTTACGTATGGTATGGATAATGGTAAAGATTATACCTTAGGGACAGCAGCAGGGGTCGGTGCTGATTTTGAAGGAGGTAATCTACTACCCTATTCATGTTGTCAGTTAAACCCTGCTTCGGCGGCAACCATTAGTGAATCACCTGTATATTCTATTGATTTAAGTGATCTCTTCCCTTTCCTTAAAAATCATTCTCTACCACTTTACATGATAGATCAGCAATTATCTATTGAGCTTCACTGGTCGCCGACTGTTGATAAGCGTGTTATCCTTGCTGGTGCGAAAGCAGGGACTGCTGATTATCTAATTGATAGAAATGAATTAAAGTTCTGCGCCGATTATATTTTCTATACGGACTCAGATTTAATGTTAAGATATCAGGAGGCGAACCCTCGTATTGAGTTCAGTTTCCCTGATTATCGTCTATCTAAAACTACAGCAACTCACACGGCATTAGCGAATGGTATTGTTGCTAATCTTGGTATGGCGAACCGCCTATGCTCTCGTGTATTAACTATTGTCTGTAATGATGCGGCAACGGATCAAACACTATTAGGTCCTTATGCGGCGGTTGCTCCTAATATGGACGCAGCGGGGGTAACAGGAGCAATATCTTATAATATCCGTTATAATGATCGATTTGAGTTCCCTACGTCTCTATCTAATAAAGCAAGGTTATTCACTCTATTTACTCAAAGTGAAGGTCTTCCGTTTGTAACTCGTAAGCAATATAGCAACGACGGCAATGGAGGAATGACAGCTTTTGATTATCTTAATAATAAAACACAAAGCACTAGTCTTCACGGAAATATGTTCTACCTTGCGACTCGCCTAACATCGGGGAGAGTGGGCGTCAGGGGCATAGAATTACATTACTCTGCGGCTAATATGACTAATCTTGCGGCAGGTTATACTGTCCGTTCTTATATGGAATATGCTCGTTTAGCAGTCCTTGAAGGAGGACTTTTCAGTGTCTTTAATGCGTAAATTTCTTTTTTATATTCTCTTAATATAATGGTTTCTGTTGTTATTAAGAAAAGTGATAGGGCAGGTAAAAAGTTGATGGCGGTTTTTACACGCGATAATGGTAGAAAAAAGACAACTTATTTCGGGGCATCAGGCATGGATGATTATACGATAACTAAAGATAAAGAACAGAGAGCAAGGTATAGAAGTCGTCATAAAAAGGATTTACAAACAGGAGATTATACAAGAGCAGGTTATCTTTCATGGTATATTTTGTGGGGTAATTCTACATCACGTAGAGAGAACATAGCGGCATATAAAAAAAGATTTAATCTAAATTAAAATATATCTCATTATATATATAGATGTCATCAGAATATATAGATACGATATTAGTGGAATGTGATAGGTCATCAGCAAAAATAAAGCAAGATGATAATCCCTCAGCATGGACGAATCAACAAAATAACACTCTACAACTGTTACCTAATGATAAAGTATCAGTATATAGTTCATATATTAATGATGTAGGTTCAGGTCAAGAAGCACCGATAGAATTTAGAGGGAAACGATTAAATAAAACAAAACAGATAGAAGTCATAAGACAAACAAGCGAAATATCTAAATATGTAGGTCAGGTAGACAATAAAAAGACATTTGTTCTTTTTACGACTGATGAATTACAGAAATTAGATGTAGATGTAAAAGATAATGAAGCGAATGTAGTGATAAATTTTTATAAGACTATGGACGCAAATAACTATATCCAATGTCCTAGAAGATTTATTCCAACAACAAGAGAACTTTTAGAAGCATCAAGAGGGGTAGTAGCAGAGGCATTTTGGTCTATAACTGATAGCACTACTTATGGGAGAACTCATGTAGAACAACCAAGAAAAATAGTTCCAGCAGGAGCAAGACCCGGTCCCTCTGAATGGTTTGGATATCAACCGCACGATATGAGGGCATTTTTATCTTATACAGAACACGCACCTCCACCAGACACTACTGAACCTCGTTATGGATCAGCTGTTCACTGGATATTAAAAAATGATAATACTAGATACACTATCATGAAAAAACTGAATAATGTGAATCCTAATCAACCTAATTTAAGTTTTACTGATTCGGACATACCTGCTTCTGTGAAAGCACCTCCTACATATACACATTTTCCTCCATATTGGGCGAGAGAACCTGAATATTTTGATTATAAGATGGTTCGAGAAGATATCACATTAACAGCAGATATAGGATTCAACGCAGCATCATCTGTAGCTGATACATTATCTAAAGATTTACAGGCAACAAGAGAAAATCAAAGAGTAGATTTTAAACATAAACGAGTGAATGCTGTTGCTACTGAACCTCGCCAAGATATAATATTAAATAAAACACTTCGTAGTAAAACATATCAGCAAATAGACGTAGGTAGCGAAGGATTACAAAATGAAGCAAACTATAAGAGGGCATTATTTAATGGTCCCCTTCCTAATTTAGCAGATACAACTACCCCAACAGGAGGAGTTCATTTAGAGGAATATGACGACCCAATATTAGGTGAGAGAGCATTTAGGGTCACAGATTCTAGTGATGTAGATGCGGCATATTATTATAATGGATATAGATATATCGCATGTAAGCGTCCTGAAATATATGAAGCAGGTCAGGAATTAAATGATATCTTTGGAATAGAGATTTTGGATCAAATGGAATTAGCAGAAAACTATACGCACGGAATGGTTCTTAATATACCTTATTTTGAGACTGATGATGGAACTAATAGAGGAACTATATTAGAACCTACAAGACCATCAGCAAGACTATTAAAATTTAAATCATTTATAGAAAGTCAAGCATTATATCCTGAATTATGGTCTGAACAATCTATTACTAAACTATTACAATCAACACAGAATCCTTATTATAATATTTTAGGAAATAATTTCAATCAGCGTATTAATATTAATAATTCACGATTTGCTCACATGAATACATTTGTTAGTCAGAACGCAGCAGGAGATTTTAAAGAGGTTAATAATGATATCATCTATGCGGATAGGCATAGGTTCGTAGATCCAACAGATGCGAATTCACTACCTAAAAATGAATTTACTAAATTAGGTAATTCATATTATGATTACAGGGGAACATCAATAAAACCAGGAGAAGTAGCGGAATCTTTTAATAGACAACTCACAGATAAAACACAATCAAGACCATTCTTCTATCATTATGATCCAGATCAAAAGGAAGAGTTTTATGAGAAACCTGTATCTCAAAATGATATTTCATCTGAAAAATGGACGTATGGTGCTTTTGGTCTCCAAAATAACGTTGCTGTGGCAGGAGGAGGATTTGTAGATAATAGTGTAGTCATATATCCATCTGCTTTAACATATAATAAGACAACTAAACAAAATGATTATAATATAGGATTACCAGAGGTATATTTTCACAATACACATTTTCTCACTACTTCTATTCTCGCAGGTACAAAGATGGGATTTGACCGACATTGGAACGCATGGTCGTCAGCTGTGATATGTCTTAATTCAGGTAGAGGAGAATTTGGATACTCAAATACTTTCATACGAAAGGATGATGGGGACGTTCCTATCCCTCAACTAAATCCTTGTGTTGTTCCATCAGGATTAGCAGCACCAGATTTGATTAGACCTATTAATTATGCGACCGCTATGCCTCCTGATACAAGTCCTTATGAAAATACAAATAGTCCTGCTTTAAATTCATCATATTACAATAATAAGATATATATAGGTGCTGACTCACCTAAATTAGAGTTTGATGGTAAATATTTTAATTTTAAGGATTTACATACAGCTCTCAATAAGGGTAATTTAGTCCCTATTGATCCTATGGTTGATACAGCATACGATTCTGCTGATGGAGCAAAGATAGTCTATAAGATGAATCAATCACAAGAATACGAGATGTATTCGCCAGTTCAGTTTCCATATAATCGTAATGATTTAGCACTTGATTATTATTTAGCAGGTTCAGATCAAAAACGAAGAATGATAAGAATGAATTTTAATTTAGAACCTTTAACGATATATGATACAACAACAGGTATATTCATATCAGATTGGGGATATAATGATGATAGTTGGACTGATGGATTATGGGGTCGTCTTGGTTTTACATATAATCAGTTTCATTCAAATACATTATCACGCACAGAGCGTATTAATTTAAATAATGTATCAGATTTAAATGTAGTTACAACGAACGCATCTGTAGATTGTGTGGATACAAAGTCATGGTCTCAAAATCAATATGGAGTTCCTAAATATGATGGATCGCCTCTCATAGCTAGTAGTATTAATGTAAGTCAATCTGTTCCTGCTGAGGGAGAAACTAATGATATCATATTCCAACTTCGTTGGATTCCTCCTATTTATCAATCAACAGAATCCATAAAAATTCAGGCAAAGAATTATCCTATATCTATGTTTAATGGATATTATGCGATTAGATCAGATATAGTAGGTAATAGTAGTTTCGTAGATGGTACAGGTAATACAAAGATGCCTATTGTATCAGTCATATCAAAGCAAAATCCAGCAGGAGATTTTTATATCACTCCTGAGGCAGATATAAGTTTCACAATAACAAAACCGACTAGAATATCAGATGTATCCATAGAAATAACAGAACCAGATGGTAGTCCTGCTCCTATATCAGAGAGGTCATCAGTAATATTTAAAATAGAACGTATAAGAACATTAAATACAAATGTAGCCAAAGAAGTATTTGATGAGTTTATGAAGAAAAATAAAAAATCTCTCTATCAACCTAAATAATATATATGTGAATGTAAATGGTTCAAACATATAAGCAGAAATTTAATAAAAAATATAATCAACCTCTTAATCAATCTAATTCATTAAAAGATATCTCAAAATTAACTGGATATAAATTATCAGGTATAAGAACTATATTTAATAAAGGTAAAGGAGCATACAAGTCAAACCCACAATCAGTAAGACCTAATGTAAAATCTCCTGAGCAATGGGGATATGCGAGGGTATATGCGGCGGTGAATCCATCATCAAAAGCATATAAAATAGATAAAGTCCATCTCAAGAGATAATTATTCACCGATATTTTTATTATAGATTAGGTTCTCTATTGCTAGAGAATGACCTATTGCTTTTGCGAAAGCTTCTTGTTCTTGTGTTTGATCTTTAGTTGCTTGATATTTATGAGATATAACCACTTTCCTTAGGATAGCAGAACCTACATTTTTACCTATGATTTCTTTACTTACTTTAATCATGAGTTTAGATAGTTGTTCAGGTGAATAGTTATTAAATAACTTGTCTCCAACAGGAGTCTTCATGCCTCCTATGATAGACCCATAATGAGGTTCTTTGAGGTATGCCCTAATGATTTTCGCTAATGGTTTATCTATCGTTTGTATTTTAGAGGGTCTTTGTTTAGTAGTTTCATATTGTTTAAAATGAAAGAAATAATCCCACCCTTTCTTGACTAACCAATTATCCTCATTTTCTAATCCTTTCGCTACTATTTTCTCAAAATTCTTCCAATCAATATATCTCATGTTACTAAATTCATTAATTCTATAAGGGAGTATTTTACAAATCTCTAAAATTAATAATACTTCTTTCTTTTCTTGTGCCTGATGTAATTCAATAGGAGAACTTGCTGATGATATATTCTGTTTTAACTTATTAATATAATCAAGTAATTCAGAGTAAGTAATCATATTTTCTATTTGACTTTCAGATGTTAATTCATTAGATTTCTGTGAGTTCATATAGGCTTCTTGGTGATCTTTAAGATATTTCTGATATTTAGATGTAGTATCTGTGTGGATATCATGAGCATACATAAGATTAATATAAGCATTATATAGATTGCGAATACGAGATGGTTTTAATCCTGCTGCTAATAATTTCGCTGTATTATCCTCGTAATCATGAAAATATGATGTAATATCAGGACCTAAAATAGATTTAAGTTTTCTATATGCTGATATATAGTCCTTTGTAGTATTAGGTGATAGTTGACGAGTAGATTTTTTTGCTCGCATGTCTGCTACCTGATCGATATATATCTGTTCTACGGTTTTCTCTTGGTTCATCATTATACTTATGAATATATAAATAGTTTAACTTTTAAGTAGTTTAAAATCAAATTTACTGTAAAACAAAATGTGAAGGTTTAGGTTTAGGAGGTGGTCTCTTTGGTATTTTAGGAGGTGGGATACCTTCTTGAATAGGTTTCTTTGGGGGAGGTCTTGTTGGTGGTCTTGTTGGTCTCATATTATATACAATATATTATTTTCTATCCTTTAAACAAGGATAAATCAATACGTAATAGATTGTTATTATATCGTTCATCTCCTCCCCATGATTTGCTGAATTTCTTACATTCATTTATCTTATCACGATTATTTGTTCTATATCTCTTCCGACTTTCCAACTTAAGATAATTGGATAGTATTGGGTTTCTTTTATTAATACATTTATCAGTATTATCAATCCAATATTGTTCTCTAATATATCTATTGTCTAATTCTACTTCTTCAATCAAACCATAATGATAATTACCTCTATCAATAATAGTTTTACAAGAGCATTTTTTACTATATACGTGTTGTCTTATTCTACTAGTTAAATATTTCTGTGTAGTTGATCCAATATATTTATCACCTGTATCAAGACATTCTATAAAATATATTTTAACCATTATAACATATTAATTATTGGGTTTATGTTTAAGTCTCAAATCTGTTCTCCCATTCTTACGTTGAAATAAAGTAGCATGATAAGGATATTTATTTGCTAGATATTCTTTATCTTTTTTTTCTGTTTCTACATTTCTACCATCACCATCACAACCACCAGCAGAATAGTTATTAGTCACCCCTGCTAGATGATTACATTTTAATATTTTTTTATCTTGTATATAATGTAGAATCACATTCTCAAAGTCTTCAGCATAGTTGGTTTCTAATATGATATCTTTACATATACGTCTAACCCTCAATATACCTAACATATATCTAAGATCAGTTGTGTATTGTTCACATTGACTCATAAACATGGGATTTGCTACAGAATATAACCCACCATACGAAGCCCCCTCCCTATTCATTTTATCAATAATAGTTTCAAAGGTATCATTAAATGATAATATTTCCTTGCGTTCATTATCTACTATTTTTTTTAGATCATCATCTATTTCTATGATGTATTCTCCTTTCCTAAAATATTTAGTTATATAATTGTGTGTAGCACCAATACCTTTAACATCAGATGCTATTACATGATAACCTTGTTCTTCTAATGATTTATATTTCTCTAGATCTAAATCATCGTTTCTAACAAATATATAAATGATATCATTTTTTACCCCATGCCGTGCTAAATATGCTAATGTAAATTTACACAGTTTATCGTAGCGTTGATATGATGGTATAACCACTTTAAAGATATCTTTTTTACGCTCCCATGTGTAATATTTAGTGCTATGTTTATGTTTATCTTCTCTAATGGTACTGACTAATGGTCTTTCTATATAACAAGCAGGGAAATAAAGATATCTTTTAATGGGTATTTTATTCAACATAATATCAATTGCCCTAAATCTATTTTGACTCATAATATGATCATATATAACTTCTGCTACTTCCCAGTTAGGTATATAATATGATAAAGTCATTAATAGTTTTGTATCTTCAGGGACTTCTAATATACCTTGTTTTATATCAGGTATTACCAAGTTATCATCAAACCGCTTGGGGGCGAAGAAACCACCAAGATAAATAAATTCATTAGGCATGTGTTCAGGTAAAGGATTAACCTGTTCAGCATCATCTTCTACAACGAGAACCTGATTGATCTTATTATTGATGATATGTTCTAATAGATTTATATGAGATAAAAAACAACCACATTTGCCTCTGTGTTGTTTAGGATCGATATTATACATAGATATCATTTTAGATAAGATAGGGTCATCATCAAGTAACTCTGCTCCATCAACAGCAGACCATCTAGTATATGAATCATCAAAAAAAAGCATTCTATCCTTACATCTGTCTAAATTGACTACGAACTTATTCATTTATATATATCTATAAGATAATTATTTAGATTCTAATATATTAGAAGATTATTCTTCATCACTCTCAATAATTTCTACATCATATTCATCAAACTCATCTTTAAAGTGATCATACCACATCTTATACTCTTTAGGATATAATTTTTTAAGATATTCATTAAATCTTACCATGTCTGCCTCGCACGATATCATGGGACCATGAGAGATCTTATAAAAGTCAAATTCAATAGTCATAGCACTAATAGCCCTCCTTTGACTTTCTGAATTCTCTACTATGAAATTTTGAAGATTATCCCTGATTCCTTCGGGACCATGATGTGTCCACATATAGTCTTCATCTTCATCAGGAGCCATATAATCACCAATATTCATCATAACCTCTTCATAAGATTTGAGGTTCTCTTTGAGTTTCATAAACTCACTGAAAGTGGTATCAAAGAGTTTCTTGTTTTCTTCTGCTTCTTCTTTGAGTTCATTATTTTCTTCCTTTAAATTTTCTAACCATTCTTTATCAACTAATTTATCAAGACTGGGGTCATAATCTCCGTCCACAATAACGTCAGGGCAATTAGATACGATCTCCCTGAGTTCTACAATATATTTAGCAAGTTCTATAGGATCACTCATAGCAAGGTGAGTTTCGTCCATATCGTTAAATTGGTGGGTGAGGTTGTTCATTATTGTTATGTGTTCTTTTTTTAGACTGCTTATGACTTGTTTTTTGATAGGTTAAGTCTAAAAAACCAATATCAAATTTGTTGGGATATTTTGCTGGGATAGTAAAAAAACCTATCTAATCCTAACTATTTATTTATTTAAGATCAAAATATCCGCTCAAACCATATCTTAGAAGCAGGGCAAGGATCTAACCAATAATCGTATTCTAGTCCCGACATACCATTATAGCACCCCTCGGGACAAATAGTGTTTTTTAATATATCTCCCCATACTTCGGAGGCAGGGCATTCTAACTCCAAGTAATGAGAAGCATTATAACCCAATAGTTCTCCCATAACATTACTATATTTAGATTTATGGGTATTAAGACCACCATCGGCAACCTTAATAATTTTCATAATTAAATTATTAGGTAGTTGGGACATAATAGCAGGGTTAGTTGTCCCATTTTGCTTATGGTAGTTGTTCGCGAACACATTAAAGTCGGTTGTAATGGTCATATTTTTTTTA